TCCCTGAATATTCCTGTGAGCTGACACTTATGGCAACGATCGATTTGAGCCAGTTACCGGCCCCCGATGTGGTCGAACAACTGGATTATGAAACCCTGCTTGAAGAACGTAAAACGACGCTGATTTCGCTCTATCCCGCCGACCAGCAGGAAGCCATCAGCCGGACACTGACGCTGGAATCCGAACCGCTGGTCAAGCTGTTGCAGGAGAACGCTTACCGCGAACTGATCCTGCGCCAGCGAGTTAACGAATCCGCCCGCGCGGTAATGGTGGCGTATGCGACAGGCAGCGATCTGGATCAGCTGGCGGCGAACAATGGCGTACAACGACTGGTGCTGACGCCTGCTGATAACACCAAAGTTCCGCCAGTCGCAGCTGTCATGGAAAGTGATGCAGATTTCCGCACCCGAATTCCGCAGGCCTTTGAAGGAATGAGCGTTGCCGGTCCGTCCGGGTCATACGAGTTCCACGGTTTGTCTGCCGATGGCCGGGTGGCGGACATCTCGGTTATCAGCCCGTCTCCAGCGAATGTCACCATTTCTGTACTGTCACGTGAAGCCGATGGTATCGCTCCGGAAGACCTGTTAACGAAAGTTCGTATCGCGCTGAACGACGAAAATGTCCGGCCTGTTGCCGACCGTGTTCTGGTTCAGTCTGCCAGCGTCGTCCCCTATGAGATTGATGCCACGCTCTACCTGTTTCCGGGGCCTGAGTCTGAACCTATCACCCTGGCAGCCGAAGAAAAGTTGAAATCTTATATCAGCGATCAGCATCGTCTGGGACGCGATATCCGGCTTTCGGCCATCTATGCGGCGCTGCATGTCGAAGGTGTCCAGCGTGTGGAGCTTGCTAAACCGGCCGCTGACATTGTGCTCGACAGCACACAAGCCTCTTACTGCACAAATTACGTGATTACAGTGGGAGGCTCCGATGAGTAACAGGTTGCTGCCCAGTGGTTCTTCCGCGCTGGAACTGGCAGCCGCAGAAGCCTGCGCTGAACTGGCCCGTGTGAATGTTCCGCTAAAAACATTATGGAACCCGCAGACCTGCCCCGCCAAATTTTTACCTTATCTGGCATGGGCACTTTCTGTTGACCGCTGGGACAGCGAATGGCCAACGGCGACAAAACGCAGCGTGATTCAGTCTGCCTGGTTCATTCATCAGCATAAAGGCACCATCAGCGCCATCAAACGCGTGGTCGAGCCTCTCGGATATGTCATTAACGTCACCGAATGGTGGGAAACCAATGACCCGCCTGGCACGTTCAAACTCGACATCGGTGTTCTCGATTCCGGGATTGACGAAGCCATGTACGAAGAAATGGAGCGACTAATTGATGATGCGAAACCCGCCAGCCGTCATCTGATCGGACTGACGATTACTCAGGACATTCCCGGCACCGTCTATCTCGCCGCGGCAATGTATGACGCAGAAATACTCACTGTTTATCCGGACTGATAAGGAATCTTATGAGCAAATTTAAATCCGTCGTCACCACGCTTGGGCAGGCGCGCATAGCATCAGCCATCGAAAGCGGAAAAGACGTCAATATTACCCATCTGGCCGTCGGTGATGGTAATGGCAACGCGACTGAGCCCTCTGTGGGGCAGACGGCACTGGTCCATGAAACCTACCGTCTAAAACTGAACTCCATCAAAATCGACAACAAAAATGCCAACTGGATTATTGCCGAAGCCATTATCCCGGCAGAAGTCGGCGGTTTCTGGATGCGTGAGATGGGACTGTTTTCTGCAGAAGGAGAACTCATTGCCGTCAGTAATATGGCCGACAGCTATAAACCCACGCTGGAGGAAGGTTCCGGCCGGACACAAACCCTGCGCATGGTGTTAACCGTCACAGATACCGATGCGGTCAGCCTGACCATTGACGACACCCTGATTATTGCGACCGAAGAATACGTCAATAATCTGCTGGCAGAACATGAAGCCTCACGGCGTCACCCCGACGGTACGCTGACCGCAAAAGGTTTTGTGCAGCTGAGCAGCGCGGTGGATAGCACAAGCGAAGTTCTGGCGGCAACGCCAAAAGCGGTGAAAGCTGCGAATGATAATGCAAACGGGCGCTTACCCTCCGGCGGAACAGCTAGTGCAGCGACTAAGCTGGCGACGGCAAGGAAAATAGCAGGAGTCGCGTTTGATGGTACGGCGGATATTAACTTGTCAGCTGGTAATGTGGGTGCAGTGCCTGCAACAGGCGGCAATGTGGGATACCTGGAAAATGCATCCCGTTACAAGATTAAACCAGGAACATGGGAGGGAGTCGGTGGCTTTGCAACCCAATATTCGCAACCTTTTGCACCGTTCCTTATCCCTTACGGATACGCAGTCCCCGCTGGTGTAAGTAATTATTCTCCTTTTCTTAAAGGGATCGTCCAAACCCAAACATACGGCTACGCGGCATCCGTCAGTTTTGGTGCATACACCGCTGGTGATGCTCATTTTCCCAGTGCTGTAATACATGTTGTTGGTGATAACGGGGGATCTACAGCATGGTTTTTCGATTCTAATAACGGTGGTTTCAGTAGCCCGGGGGAAATTCACGCTAATGGAAATATTGTTGCTGTAGGGGCGCTCTATGAATCCAACGGCGGTGTTCGGGTTTATAGCTCAAATAATCCGCCGACCCCGGCTGCCATTAATGCAATTGCGCAAGATACTTGCAGTGTTGCAGGTTTTATTGTTGGCAATGTACAAGCCCCTTATATGCGGCACTCGACCACCTCTGAAGTTGTACAACTGGCAACCTATAGTTGGGTTGCAAACAATTATGTCAGTGACATCAGACTGGGGACATCCACGGAATTTCAGGAGCGTGGTAACAATGAACGTATGGCTGGCGGGGTCATGACATCTTTCAAAGATGCAGGGAGTTCAAACTATTGGATTCGTCTGCGACCATTACAAAAAGCCGTTAACGGTAACTGGTATACAGTAGGTTACGCATGAAAAATAAAATTTATGGCCCATTTGAATTAAAAGAAAATATCAATGAAGCTGAAAAATTGCTCGCTGATTCGCACAGCATCATGTTCCTTGAAGACCCAAAGGGAAACGACTGGTACGAACTGCAGAAACAACTAGCTTCGGAAACTTTAAAGATCACTTTCGATCAAATGGGATTAATAAACTCAGCAAGTTACGATGCAAGCACCCTGTGGCCTCAATCTTTTTTCCTGGCGGAAGTTAATGTGGTTCCGGAAAAGTTTGAAAGTCGTAGCAATGGTGGGAAATGGATCTTTGATGGAGAGAAAATTACCGAACGTATTTTTACAAGCGAAGAGCTCATTGAGCATGCGGTAATCAAACGTAATTTATTTATGACCACAGCTAACGAAATTATAACGCCATTGCAGGATGCCGTTGATATTGATGATGCCAGCGATGAAGAAATTATCTTGCTCAAAGCCTGGAAAACCTATCGCGTTGCACTTAACCGGCTGGATCTTTCAATCGCCCCAGACATCACCTGGCCTGAAATTCCGGCCTGACTCCAGCCCCTCCGGGGGCTTTTTTATTATCTAATTCCCCCCCTCTGTTGTGCCACCGCCCCCACGCCCCTGATGAAATGCGCTTTCTGTTGCGAACCGGCATCCTTGCTTCACCACCCACAACAGAGAGAGTCAACCTGATGGCTGATTATCATCACGGCGTACGTGTTGTTGAAATCAACGACGGCACCCGCGTTATTTCTACCGTTTCCACAGCAATTATCGGCATGGTTTGTACCGCAGAAGATGCGGATGCGACCGTTTTTCCTTTGAATACTCCGGTCCTGATCACTGATGTTCTGGCCGCCAGCGGTAAAGCAGGCACCAGCGGCACGTTGCGCTCAGCGCTTCTGGCGATTGCTGACCAGTGTAAACCGGTCACGGTCGTGGTGCGTGTTGCCACGGGCGAAGATGAGGCTGAGACCACCAGCAATATCATCGGCGGTTCTGATGCCAATGGCCGTTATACCGGCATGAAAGCGCTGCTTTCTGCTCAGGCTGAGCTTGGCGTTAAACCACGTATTCTCGGCGTTCCTGGTCTGGATAATCAGGCAGTCGCAACCGCGCTGGCAGGTGTTTGCCAGCAACTGCGTGCCTTTGGTTATGTCGGCGTCTATGGCGCAAAAACGATTTCCGATGCGATTAAATACCGCGAAAACTTCAGTCAGCGCGAACTGATGCTGATCTGGCCGGACTTTGTTAACTGGAATACCACCACCAGCCAGTCGGATATCGCTTATGCCACCGCTCGCGCTCTGGGCTTACGCGCCAAAATCGACCAGGAAACCGGCTGGCATAAAACGCTGTCAAACGTCGGCGTGAACGGGGTGACCGGCCTTTCAGCCAGCGTCTTCTGGGATTTGCAGGCGACCGGCACTGACGCCGATCTGCTGAACGAAGCCTGTGTCACCACGCTGGTTCGCAAAGACGGCTTCCGTTTCTGGGGCAACCGTACCTGCAGCGATGACACGTTGTTCCTGTTTGAAAACTACACCCGTACCGCGC